TGATATATGTCAAACTTGTTATAAAGGTGAAATGATTCCACTTGATGATGAAGGAGTATTAATTTGTAATATATGTGCTGTTCATATTCCTTATTTAATTGAAAATGAAAAACCAAGTTATAAAGAACCTCCAAAAGAAGTATGTTTCTATGCTTATAAAAAAATAAATCATTTTAAAGAAATTTTGGCACAATTTCAAGGAAAAGAAACAACTCAAATACCAGATGATGTTATTGAACAAATTCAACAGCAAATTAAAAAGGAAAGAATTGGTCTTGACCAACTAACACATCATAAAACTAAGGAGATTCTTAAAAAATTGGGCTTTAATAAATATTATGAACATATCGCATTTATTAAAAATAAATTAGGAATTAAACCTCCAGTATTTAGTCCTGAATTAGAAGATACATTGTGTAATTTATTTATGGAAATTCAAGCACCTTATGCTAAAACTTGTCCAGATTATCGGGTTAATTTTTTAAATTATTACTATGTTCTATTTAAATTTTGCGAGCTTCTTGAAGAAACACAATATTTACATGATATTCCTTTATTAAAAGACCGTGAAAAACTTATTGAACAAGATGAAACGTGGAAGAAAATGTGTATAGAATTAGATTGGGAATTTATTCCCACTGTTTAATGAACCATTTTCATTTGCTTTGCTAACATATATTCTTCATCTTTCATTTCATTAGGATTTAAATATTCTGTATCAGTATTATCTCCTCCACGTTGTTTTCTTTTTCTATGTTTACGTGTTTTTTTTGATTGTTTTGTTTTTCTTTTGTTAGTATATTTTTTCTTTGTATGTCTTTGTTTTTTTCTTCTTTTACCACCTAATGATTCTTGACTTGTATTTACACTGTTATTCATACTATCTACTTCAGGTTCTAAAAATTCATCATCAAAATCATAACCTACATCAATGTCATGAGCTTCATTATTTGGATTAATTTCTGAAATATCTGACATATTAAATGATACATCTGAATCAAATGATTCATCTGGACGTGTTGTATTTAATGAATCATTCATATTTAAAGAATCATTTGTATTTACAAATGCTAAATCATTTTCTTGTAAATTCGCTATAATAGCATCAGGAGTTTGTGGTTGAGGAAAAAACTGATTTCCTGGTATTCCATTCACGGAATTTTCAAAAAAAGCTATATCCATATCTGGATGTTCATCAAATAAATAATTTACTTGTTGTTCAGTAAATCCAAGACCAAGAAGAGCCTGTCTATCATTTTCAGCTAAACCTCCTTTCATTTTTCTAGAAGCTCTTCTTTGTTTTTTATGATTTCTCTTTCTACTATACCTTCTATGCTTTGTCATAATATATTATAATGTGATTAAAATATATTATTTATAGTTTTCTAAATGAATTAATTTAATTTAAAGTCCACCAGGGAAACCAACAAGATTAGCGCCAATACCAAATCCAGCACCGGATCGGGCAGTTACACCCATGGAAGGAATGTAAGTATCTAAAATAGCAAAAGTGGCAGCGGCAGTTAAAGCAATTAAAGCAATCTCTTCAAGATTTAATGAACGTTTTGGAATTGCAAACGCAGCAATAGCGACCATTAAACCTTCAATCAAATACTTAATAATGCGCTTAATAAGTTCGGTAACATTGATCATACCCATCTTTATATAAATAAAAAAGAAAAAAAATAATAATTTCTTAAATTAAAACTTAAAACTAACATTTTACTAAATATTATAATGAGTAAAAACAACGCCGCAAAAAAGGGGTTTGAAAGAAAACAAAAGAAGGATGGTTCTCCTAATCCTAAATATGTTGATTTGTTAGAAGTTGATAAGCCTATCGCTGGCCAATCTTTTGGATGTTTTTCATTTATTTCTCCAGAAAAGATTCTTAAACAACGTGAAATGTTTTATTTTGAAGAGTTTCTAAAACAGTGGGATATGAATAAATCTATGGAAAAATTTCATCAATTTTTGAACTTTTTATCATTTAAATATAAGTTACAATTTGAAGAGATTACAAAGGATTTTGAATCTTTTGTTAAAGAAGAACGTGAATCTATTGTAAATTCATCTATTGAAGATGATTATAAAACATTTTTAGATCGTCAAGAAGAGGAACTTGAAAAGAAGTTTAATGTTAAACATAACTTCCAAACATCTGTTAGAGGTTTTAAAGCTAGAGGTAATTTTGCTTCTCAAGAAGAAGCTGAAATACGTGCTAAACTTCTACGAGAAACTGACCCTAGTTTTGATGTTTTTGTTGGTCCAGTTGGCACATGGCTTCCTTGGGAACCTGAAGCATATAAGACTGGTCGTGTTGAGTATATGGAAGAAGAATTAAATCAACTTGCTAATGAGAAAAAGAAAAATGAAGAAATTGCTAAAACTGCTTTTGAACAACGTGTAAAAGAAACTAAACAAAAGGCTATTGAAGAAAATAAGAAAAATGCTGAAAGACATGGAAATGTTGTTACACAAGATATTGATGAACAAGGAAACTTAATTGGTGTTGGACATAACACTACTGAACAAAATTTTGAGTCTAAAGATCCTGAAAGTATTTCTGTTGCTGATATTAGAAGTGAATTATTTGAAGGTGAAAATGTTGTTATCGGTAAGACTGATTATGGTCAGAGTCAGTTGAAGTCTGGTCCATTTGCCAAGAAACAAGAGTAAATATATAAAATTATAAAATTTATTGTTCAAATAATAATAAATTTTACTAAAATAAATTATAATATTCTGGTTTTGTCTTTTCGTCTTCTAACCCACGTAAATTAATTTCTAATCTTTTTATTTCTTTTGCTGCTGGAAATATACAAAACAATGGCATTATATAAGCTAAAGTTCCTAATCCACCAACACCAATTTGATTTATATAAAAAAACTGTGGTTTATCTATTTTTGGGTCTTTTAAATAAAGTTCCATTTCTTTTTTATGATTAAAATTATAATATTGGATTCCACGATAAAATCCTAATAGTCCCCAACTTCCATATAATATTCCTCCTATTCTTTGTGACATAAATGTTATAATATTTATTCTTTTATTCTTTTAAGTCTTTTATAATTATAATTTGTCTAAATTATATATGGGAAAATATAGTCTTTTAGCAACATCCTCTCTTATGTTTAATGTTATTTCTTTCTTTTCTCTTGTATTAAATATTTATAAAACAAAAAATACAAGCAGTTTTAATTGGTTATATCTTTTTGGAAATACAATAGCTCAAGTTTTACTTATTATTTATGGTTTGGTCAATAATGCTCCCGAAATATATGGACCAACTATTCTTCTATTTATTGGTTTAATGTATATAGTATTTATAAAATTAGTAACTAAGTAATAAAATTAATTACCATTTACTTTTTTTTACTGCTATTTTAGGACCAGAACCCCTTTTCTTTACATTATTTGGGTCATATTGTTCACCGTCTTCATCATCATCATTAATATTTTTAGATAAGTCCCAAAATTCTTTTGAACCCAATCTAAAATCATTATGAGCATCTGCTTTATACCAAAATACTTGATCTTGTAATTTATTTGATTTAGAATTATTATTTATAACTAAGCATTCAAAATTTTCTGTACATTGATCCATTACTTGACAAAATGATTCAAATGTTGGAAACATACCAGCATAATTATCATAAATACGTTTTCTGTTTGCTATATATGGCTCTCTTAAAATAAAAACATAATCTATGTTAGTTCTCAGAGTTGGAGGAATACCTAATGGATATTGCATTGTAATAAGTAACATTACTTTCCAGTGACGACCATTCATAAATAGTAAACGCATCATTTTATCTCTTGCCCATGTATTATCATATAAGCAATCATCTAAAATTACAAAAGTTCTTGGATCAATTGTGCTGCGTTTAAATGTTTCCATTTCTTTTTTTATTTGTTTTAATACACCTCTTTGACGTTTTAAAATATTTTCAATTATTGCTGTATTATATTCATTATGAATGAATAATTTTGGAACCATTTTTCCATAAAATCCATTACCTTCTTCTGTTCCAGAAATTACTGTTCCTATTGGAATATCTTGATGATAATATAAAAGGTCTCTTACTAAGAAAGATTTACCAGTATCACGTCTTCCAATTAATACAATAACTGGACCCTTAGACTCATTTGGCTTAAAGCTAATTGTTTTCATATCAAATCTTTTTAACTCTAAATTCATATATTTATATAGAACATATAAAAAGATTTTATATTAACGAATAACATTTAGACAAGAATGTATATTCTAAAATATTAAGGATTATTAATAAATAAAAATAATAAGTTAAATATTATTTTTATTAATATTTTTATTAGCTAATGACTATTTCTGTAAATTATCAAAAGAGAAAGAATCAAAATTTGTTTAATAAGTTTCAAACTAACAAAAGAATTAATTTATCAAATATACAGAATTATATTCCAATATATGATAGATTTTTTTCACTAAATAATACTAATTGGAATTCTATTAATTTAAATCATCAGTGGGCTATATTTGATATAAAAGATACTAAAAATAAGGATGAAGATAATGAACATATATTTAATTGTAAACTTAAACATATAACAAGTAGTGAAGGCGATGATATTGTTTCAACTCAAAAAGTTTTTATTAAAATGGCACCCTTATTAGACCCTTTTAAATATCTCGTAGGAAAATACAATTATAATGATTCACATTTATTTAATTTACCATCATTTGATAACTCTGTTAAAGTTCATCCTAAAATATCTGATCCAAATAATTCTTCATTTATTGATGGATTTTTCTCTTTTTTAACAAGCCAAGTTTTAAATGAACATAAATTTATACATGGTCTGGATTATTATGGCTCATTTTTAGCTATTAAAAATGATTATAAAATTAATATTATTGATGATCTTGATTATCTAATTCAATCTGATTTTTTTAATAAACAAAAAGGAGTTTTATTTAAGGTTGAAGATTACTCACATCTTGTAACTAATAATGAAATTAAACCTTTACAACCTTTAAAAATTTCTTCCAGTTTAAAATCAATTTTATCAGTTGCATCTATTGATAATAATTTATTTGAAAATATATTTGATAATAATGAGAATTTATTATCACTAGAAGATATAAAAGATATAGGTGTAGATCTTGTAGATATTACTAATTCCAATTGTTTTGATGTTTCAAACCAAAAGAAATCAGAAACATTGCGTTCAGGTTCAACATGTTCATCTAGAACATCACATACTAATGATAATGACTTATCAAGTTTTGATGATGAAGATGAAGAACACAATGACGATGACGATGACGATGCTGAAAAACAAGATGAAGTTTTAAATGAAAATCAGGAAGATTGCGAAAATATAGCTAGTAATTCTTCAAGCACTCAAAGTTTTAAGGAAGAATTATCAAGTAATTCAATTCAAGATTCTAATGATGAAGATGAATTTGAAGATGAATCAGATATGTCAACTATTGAAGAAGAAAGTATTATTTTAACATTTCCACAATTTCCTGTTCAAGTTATTTGTATGGAAAATTGTGAAAATACATTTGATGATTTAATTATAAATGAATCTTTGAATGAAGAGGAATGGTTTTCGGCTTTAATGCAGATTATTATGATTCTAATTACTTATCAAAAAATGTTTTGGTTTACTCATAACGATCTTCATACTAACAATATTATGTATATTCAAACTAACAAAAAATTTGTTTATTATACCTATAAGAAAAAGACATACAAAGTCCCTACTTTTGGTAAAATTTATAAAATAATTGATTTTGGAAGAGCTATTTATAAATTTAATAGTAAATTATTTTGTAGTGATAGTTTTCAAACTGGCGGTGATGCTGCTACACAATATAACACAGAACCTTACTATAATGATAAAAAACCACGTTTAGAACCAAATTTTAGTTTTGATTTATGTAGACTAGCTTGTTCTATTTTTGATTATATAGTTGATGACTTTGATTCCATAAAGAATTTAAATGAATGTAATCCATTAGTTAGACTTATTGTAGAGTGGTGTATTGATGATAATGGAATTAATATATTGTATAAAAATAATGGAGTTGAACGATATCCTGATTTTAAATTATACAAAATGATTGCTCGTTATGTTCATAATCATACACCACAAGCTCAATTAGAACGAAAGGAATTTAGTAAATATTTGGTTTCTAGCAAAAATGTTTCTAAAAATGAATATATAATTAATATAGATGATTTACCATCATATATTTAGAATTATAATTTAGGTTTAAAATATTATTATCTATATTTATAATAATATTATGTCAAATTATGGATTTATTATTACGAGACATGTTAACTCAGAGAAAACAAATAGGTATTGGAATCAATGTGTAAAGTTAATTAGAACATATTATCCATTACGACAAATTGTAATTATTGATGATAATAGTGATAAACAATTTTTAAAAGCTGATTATGATTATAAAAATTTAATAATTATTCAATCTGAATATCCAAAGAGAGGAGAACTTTTACCATATATTTATTATTTAAAATATAGATGGTTTCCAAATGCAGTAATAATTCATGATAGTTTATTTATACACAGAAGATTTCCATTTGAAAAAATGAATGTTCCTGTATTACCATTATGGCATCATTTTTATGACAAAGAAAACTTGTCTAATATTCTTCGTTTAGCATCTTCATTAAGACATAATAGATATTTAATCAATAAATTAAATAAAAAGGAAGAAACTGTTATTAATCTAGGATTTAGCAATGATAAATTTAATCTTTGTTTTGGAGGGCAATGTTATATAAAGTTATCTTTTTTAACGCTATTAGAAAATAAATATGGAATTTCAAATTTAGTTAATGTAGTTCAGAATAGAACAGATCGTTGTTCTTTAGAGAGAATTCTAGGTTTGTTATTTTGTGAAGAATATCCAAAACTTATTAAAATTAATTCATTATTTGGAGATATTATGAGACAACCAAGAGCATTCGCATATAATTATGATGACTATAATAATGATTTAAAACAAAAAAAGGTAATTAATCCTTTTGTGAAGGTATGGACTGG